ACTTAATTTATGACAAAGAAAAAACGCAATAAAAAGAGAAGGGTTAAGAAGTCCTTCAAAGATGGATTTATAACACTTACTAAAGAACAAGTAGAAGCATCGAGAAGTAAAGCCTATAAATACATACTTTGAAATCAAACACAAATACTTAAATTTGTAGTTATGTACAACATAAAGAACTTAATTCTATAGCCATGCCTAAAAAGAAGAAAAAGATTAATCCGGTAACAAAAGAACCGATGACATTTCAACAGAAAAGATTCTGTGAATTGTATGTGACAAAAGAGTTCTTTGGTAATGGCGTTGAGTCTTATATGGAGGCTTATAACATTGATAAGACTAGAGAAGGAGCTTACGAATCAGCAAGAACGGGCGCATGGCGACTGCTGACAGATGTTGACATTCTAAATAAAATAAACTCATTATTAGATTCCCAAGGGCTTAATGATGAGTTTGTTGATAAGCAAACTCTATTCCTAATAACTCAAAACGCAGACTTTACAGCAAAAAATACAGCTATAAAAGAATACAATAAGGTCAGGGGGAGAATTACAAATAAGATAGAACACTCATTAGGAGATGTTCCCGAATGGATGAAACAATCACCAAATGGATCAACAGCTTAATCCTAATTACATATTTCTTCATAAGAATTGGGCTAAGTATAAATTCTTTTTATTGCAGGGAAGCACAAGGAGTGGTAAGACGTATTCAATAATAGACTTCATAATATTTATTTGCAACAAGTACAAGAAGGCGGGGATAGAATTTGACATTTGCCGTGATTCCCTACCAATACTAAAGGCAACTGTTTTAAAAGATTTTACTGACAGGCTTAATCAATTCGGACTTTACAATGAACATAACCATAATATGACCGAGAAGGTTTATAATCTATTCGGTAATTATATATACTACTACTCTGCTGACGATGAGATGAAGATGAGGGGTAGAAAGAGAAACATATTTTGGTACAATGAGCCTAATAATGCAAGCAAGGAAATAATAAGGCAGGTATTATTTAGAACATCACACAAAGCTATTTTTGATTTTAACCCGTCAGAGCCAGTAGGAGAAGAACATTGGCTATATGACGACATAATGCAACGAAACAATGCCTGTCACATAATCACCACCTATAAAGACAATCCATATCTAACCAAAGAACAGGTAGAAGAGATAGAGCGACTTAGGTCAGCAGACCCTGAGTACTATAAAGTATTTGGTTTAGGTGAACGTGCTGCATTGGGTGACTGTATATTCAATCACTACATAATAGCCGATCAAATACAATCCGATGACTTTTGTTATGGCGTTGACTTCGGATATAATGATCCATTTGCTTTAACTAAGGTTTCATTTAAAGACAATTGCGTTCAGGTAAAACAACTTCATTGCCAAAGCCAACTAATAACTACAGACATAATTAAGATACTAATTGAGAAAGTAGATAGGAATAAGGCAATATGGGCAGATAGTGCAGACCCTAAGACTATAGAAGAGATAAGAAGAGCAGGTTTTAATATTCGTTCGGCTGACAAAGGAACTATACTGAATAGGATTAACAAGATAAAGTCGAAGCCACTATATATTCATCCTGAAAGCGCAGACCTTATAAGGGAGCTAAAGAATTACAGATGGAAAACAAATAAGAACGGAGTTAAGATAGACGAGCCAGTAGATTACATGAATCACCTGATTGACTCCATGAGCTACGGTATATGGAATCATCAAATGAATTATTCAGGAAATATTATATGTGAAATATTTTAATTAATTTTGTAATGCTCACCAATTTTATTAACTAAAAATCACCCACCACAATGTCAAAAAAAAACAAAAAAGAAATCGTTGAAGCGGAAGATAAATTGAATCCTGAAATGGATACTGTTAAGGACGAAACAAGGGGCGCAAAGGCTAATGAGGTCAAAATGGAATCAGCTCAGAATAAAGCAAAGGAGCTTGTTCTAATGGTTAGAAAGATGGAAAAGCAAAAATTGGCAGCAGGAAAAAGTTCTATCCGCCTTTACACATTTGCTAATCAACTTGAGAGAATGATTAAAACCCATCTAATAGACTAATGGTAATATTCGCAGTAGACGGAAAAGAGTATTCATGCTATGAATCGTGGCACGAAATGACCTTAAAGAAAGGCATTGAGCTTGCTACTGTTTGTAATGAAATGCCTTCTTTATACAAGGACTTGCTTTTTATCATAGCAAATAGAAAAGGAGATAATGATGCGGAGTATGAAAAGGCATTCAAAGAGAATACGGAAAAGCAGGACGATGAGTATTTAATTAAAACACTTCCTCTTTTCTTCTCAAAAGTTCTTTTATGCCTATCTAATATTCCTAAAGATGTAATTGATAAAATAAATGCAGGTACTATAGTATCTTTTTATCAAACATATTTATCAAAATTCGTGTTTGGTGTTACATACTTCCCAACCGACTTAAAGGACTTAGAAATACAGGGGTTTCATTTTGATGGGGTTGATTACGCATTGCCGGAATCACTTCAATACCCTTCAGAGAAAAGGCCAATGGCTAAAGAAACAGCTTTAGTGTTTGCTGAGGCTGCTGACCTAATGCTATTCTCTAAAGACCTGGCAGGTGGTAAGATGGAGCGAGCAGCTAACATAATATCAATATTGTGTAGACCAATTAAAAATGGGGTTATAGAGCCTTATGATGAATTAAAGTCATTGCAACGGGTAGAGAAAATGAAGGAATTGAGAATGGATATTGTTTGGCAGGTTTTTTTTTGCTTGCACAAACAATCAACTTCGTACAAAATAAATACTTCAATACCCCTTCTAAAGGAGGCATTAGAAATAGTAAAGCAAGACAAGCGAGCGGAATTGATAACATAGGATGGTACGGTAGTTTGGTTCTTACTGCATCCAGCCCATCGGATATGAGAAAACAATTTGATGTGAATATGTATGAATACTTTGAGTATGTATCATTTAAGCAGATAGAGAACAATTATAAATCTGAATTGAATAAATGAAACTAACCGAATTAGAAAAAAAGTTCAAAGAATCCTATCCTTCTGGAATTAGAACTTTTCTTTTAGACGATATGAGTCAGATAAACGCTGACAAGGAAACACTCTATCCATTATTATTATTTAAGCCACCTGTAGGAATATACAAAGACATATCCTCTAACTGCAAGCTGGCATCTAAAGAATGGGGTATAGACTTCTTTGTGTTTGATACACATAATATAACTGAGACTGATAACAGAAAGCTCACAGAGGTTTGGGAGCAATTGGAGGATTTAGGTAGGGAAACAATAAAGAAGTTGTTAGACGATAATGCAAACATAAGGGTAGCCGATATAAATGTAACATACGGACATCATTTTGGAAATGATAATTTAGTTGGCGTTAGATTTGAATTTCCATTATTAGCACATTACTAATGCTTGAAGGAAAAGAAAAAATAAACGAGTCTTTAAAAATAATAGGAGCATATATAAAAGAAGCTCTCATAGTTGAATTGGCATTACAAGGTCATAATGCGACAGGTACGTTAATAAACAGCATTACGACCAATGTACTATCAACGCCTAATGCCTCAATACTGTTCGGAGAGTTTGTTTACTACGGTCGTTTTGTGGACACAGGAAGAAGGGCCGGAGCAAAGAAAGTTCCAATAGATGCTTTAATCAAATGGATTAAACAAAAGGGATTTGAAAGCGATGCAAAGAAGATAAGGGGAATGGCATTCGCTATTCAAAAGACTATATTTGAAAAGGGTATTTCAACTCCTCAAAGCTGGAAGGGGGAGTCAACGAAAGATTTTATGACTAAGACACTAAAGAATTTAGAGCCACAAATAACCAAAGACATAGAAACAGCAGCGGAGCAAGGTATTGAATTGATTATAGACAACATGATAAGAGAGACAAGATCATTTGCAACTAAATACGGATTTGCTGCATGAGTTGCGGTTGCAAAAAAATTGAAACTAATGATGAAAGAAAGTTTTTTGAAGGCATTTGTGACGTATGCAGATTGATAGACAAAAACGAAGAGTTAAAACAGGTTTACCATTGCGATATGTGTAATGCTAATATATGTGACAGATGCCATCCACGTTACGACAAAAGAGCTTTGGCTGCTATAATATCAAAATTCAAATGATTAAATAGGGTAAGGAAATAAAAATATAAAATGGCAATAACAATATCAACAACACCAAATAGTAAGAGCATAGCCTATAGACCTATAGTATTTGAAGTAACGTCAGATAGAAACAACTCATCATCCTATTCAGTAACAGGTGTTTCATCGGGTACAGGTGCTAAGGCTCGTTATGCAATGGCATCTCATACATTTCTGGTTGGAGATACATTGACAGGTAGTGGATTTTCAGTAAGCGCATATAACGTTAAACAGGTTGTTACGGTAGTTAATGCTTCATGGGTTGAAACGAATGTAGATTATTCAGCTAATGCCACAGGAACGCTTACAAGGACTAACACAAACTTTCAGGTTAAAGGTGAGGTTATAGTATTTGATGGAACAAGGGTAAATATAGCATCCGTTGCCAGCGCAGGAACAGGCCTTTCTGAAATTACCACGTCATCGGCTCATGGGTATGTTGCGGGAGACTATGCATCTCAGGAAGGAACAACTAACTATAATGGGCTGGTTAAGGTTCTTACCATAGTATCGGCAACTAAATACACAGTAGCGAAGACTTACGTATCAACGCAGACCGGAACTACAAGAAAAGGAACAGTAATAGCAGTAAAGAGAATGGATGATATTTCCATTAGCGGAACACTTACATTCCGATTCAGCATAGCAGATAACCTTAAATCAGTATTAACTCCTGATTTAATTGCAGAAGTTGGAGGTAATATTTACAATCCATGTACTAACTCCATCAAGTATTATGGAATGAACTTCACAGAGGAATACGATGATAAAGACGGACTTTTAAAAAGCGGAGATGAAAAGCTATCCGGTCAATACTTAGCCATAAGAGCAAGCCTACAGCATACAGATTCACAGACTTTAACAGATAAATATATTTTAGGGTCTACTACAAAAAAATTCTTATCGAACGCACCAAGAAGATATATAAGAATAGGCGACGATGAGCAGCTTTCATTCATTATTAACCAAGACATGTTACAGGTTTTTCCAGAGTATGATGTTTACGATGATTTTGGAGTAATGGGAACAGTAGTGGGTTTCCCTGTTTATATATTTGATTATAAAGCAATCATAAGGATACACAATGCGTTGGTATCAGGAACTTCGCGATTAGATGTTAGGCTGAAAGATTTTTCGGGAAATGTAATAAGCGAAACAGTAACTTATATAGTAGAAAGAAACTGCAATATTAACGCACGCCGGGTTAAGTTTGAGAATTACTTAGGTGGATTTGATTCGTTCATATTCACTGATGGACTTTCACAATTAAATAATTCAAAGAGGAATACATTTCAAAAAGATTTAGGTCTGTCTTTTTCATTGCAGGATAGAGGGTATTCAAGCCTTGCTGTTAAAGCAGATACAGATTACGTAGTTAAGAGCAGAATACTTACTACGGACGAGGGTATTTGGTTGCAGGAACTATTAAACTCGCCGAATGTATATGTAGAAACAGAAGCAGGTTTTCTTCCAATCATAATTCTAAACTCATCCGATACGGTATATGATTCAGGTATTCCTGTTCAGATAGTACTTAAATACAGATTAGCTAATTCACCAATAACACTTACTAATTAATTGGAAAGGATAGGTAAAATATTTGTCGATGGTAGTCAGGTTGATCTATATGAGAATAGCAGCCAAAAAAGCATATCATTAAAAATATCTGACATAACATCAATAAGTACAAGAAGATCATCTTCTACTGGTACTATATTAGTTCCTGCTACAGCAAATAATAAACTCATTTTTGGATTCTCGGAAGATATTAATAGTGCAGATTTAATAACACAAAAAGAAATACCAAAAGTAGTCATACAGTCAGCCAATGGAAATAATGTATTTAAAGGTGTTATAAAGGTTGATTCAGTAACTATAGATGGTAAGGTTTCTGAATACTCATTAAAAGCAATAGGAGATAACGGGGAGTGGAAAGAATTGTTAAAAGATAAAAAGCTAAAAGATTTTGATTGGAGTTCAGATAACCATACCCTCAATCAGGTTACTATTAATAATTCATGGACGGTATCAGCAACAAGAAACTATGTATATGATCTTATAGACAGGGGGAAGTTTACAGGCACTTTAGCCAACATAAATGGTAGTCATGTTCATATTAGAGACGTATACCCGGCAATAAACGTATTGGCAACATTAACTAAATTCTTTAATTCAATAGGGTATAAAATATCTCCATCATTCTTAACCGGATCATTTTTTTCAAAACTATATTTTACTTTTTGCAATCCTTTTCTAAAGCATCCATCAACATGGAAGGACGATAAAAATTTCAGGGGCGTAACGTCAGCAACATACGGAAAGAACTTTTTAGGAGGTACAACTGGTCAGATAAGCAAATTAATCTTTGACGATGATATTACAAACACTGGTTTTGACACAAGCAGTAATTACAATCTTTATGGGTTCGCAGGAATTAAAGAATTTAAAGCACCAAATACATGTAAGTATAAATTTCACTATGAATTAAGCTACCACATATATGGGGGCGCATACGGAACTATAAATTTTAAGATCAACAAAAGAAAACAAGGCAGCTTAGGACTTACAGAAATACATAGATATACTACAGTATGGGGAGTATCTGCTCCATACAATACCCAAGTAACTACCGACTTTTTAGAATTAGAAGCAGGAGATTTTGTTAGCATGACGATGGAGGTAGATTTAACGTCAGGAGCCGGAGGAGGTTATATAGAGTTTAAGCCACATATACAATGGACGAGGCATAATTTTTTTGAGCTTATAGACATGGCAGGAGATTTCCCTGTAGAGCCAAATCAGCCAGTTATAATATCTGAAAACCTTCCCGACATAAAAGCATTAGATTTCATAGAGGGAGTTAAAGGGCTTTTCAATCTAATGATAATGGGGAATATAGACGATCGAACAGTATATATTGAACCGGAAGACAATTTTTATTCAGGACAAACGCTTAACTGGTCAAAGAAAGTAGACCTGTCAGAGCCTATAGAGATTGATTTTATAGGAGATACATACAGCAAAACACTTCGCTATCAGTATAAAATAGACGATAAAGACAAGTACGTAGCTGAAATCAATAAAGCAAATACAGTCCCCTATGGAAGTTACGATGCTACTGTAGCGAATAAGTTTGCTAAGGAAGGAATACAGAATATTAGTAATAATCTGTTTTCAGCTACGATAATGGAAACCCCTCCAGCCCCACTTGTAGGATTAAAGACAGTTAAAATTCCGAGAATGTGGTCAGAGTCTTCGCAGCCTGCAAAGAAAACTGATTTTGGACTTAGATTACTTTACTACGATGGATTAAAGGCACTACCAACAACAGATAAATGGGGCATACAAGATGAAACAGGATTGGTTTACTATAAAAATAGCTACCCAAGATTTTATAGCTACGGTAATAAAGAAGGAGAGTATAATTTGTTGTTCGAGGATACAGAATACGCAAGTGGATTATTTGAAACCTATTATAGAAACAAGCACAAGATAATAGACGACAGCCGTATATATAAACCAAAAATTTACTTAGACGACAATGACATATCTATGTTTGATTTTAGGAATATTATTTATATAGAGTTAGAAGGCAATGGAGCATACTTTAGAATGCAGGCAGTAGTTAATTACGACCCGGACGACACAAGAAGCACCAAGGTAGAGCTGATAAAAGTTGTTGGAACAAAGGCAATATCTGTATTAGGTAAAAAAAAGAAAAGCACAGGACAACCTTTATGGACAGGGGGAGGAATAACGGCAGCAAATCCAAATGGAAGCGGTGCCTCAGTAATAAAAATACAAGACAAGACCATAACAATTGTTGATCCTGACGGAACAGTACATCCTAATGGAGGATATAAAGTATGGACAAGAATAGGTAATGCAATTCATCCAGTAGTCATGACAAGTAGTGAGAATAGAATTGTTGAGGTAATAATAAAAGCAAATGAAGGTGTTCCATCTCAAGTAATAATACCATAAATGGAAAAGACAATAGGATTTAATATAGAAGTTCGAGGAACAGAAGAAGAAAACTTAAAAATGACTTCACTAAAGAAGTCTATTTTTGAAACCGCTGACAGATTAAAGACCTTAAGGGAAATAACAAATGGAAATGTAGAGGCGCAAAAAGAGTATGCAGCTACTATAGTAAGCCTTGAGACTCATTTAAAAGCAGAAACAAAGGCATTAAATGAATTACAGGCCTCGCAAGTAAAATCTTCATTAGCAATTAACAACGCGGCAGGTAGCTACAATTCACTTGTTGAAGAAAATAGAAAGCTGTCAGAAGAATTAAGAGCATTGCCAATAGACGTTACAAGCGAACAGTTTAAAAAAATGTCTATTCAGATGGCCGAAAACCAACTGAAGATGAACCAGTTTAACGAAGGGATAGGAAGGTTTCATGGAAATGTTGGTAATTATACGGGAAAAGTATTTACATACTCAAAAGGAATTAAAGGGCTTGCTGATACAGCATTAGTAGCTGCCCAGGCGTTTGGAGCTAATAGCAAGGCAATAGAAATAGCTATTAATATAACTCAGGTATTTTCAGTAGTAAACAGAAATGCTAAAGATGTTACGAAAGCACTTACTGTTAGTAAGGATGCAGACACAGCAGCAACGAAAGCACTTACTGTTAGTAAGGGTGCAGACACGGCAGCAACGAAAGAACAGACTTTAGCACAGAGAATATATGCAGCAGTAGTTGGTCAATCTACAGGGGCAATGAAGGCTTTTAAAATTGCTTTGGTATCAACAGGAATAGGGGCATTAATATTAGCATTGGGCTACGCAGTAAGTAAGATGGTTGAATACGCGACAGCAACTGACGAGGCAAAAGATTCTACAGACAAATTTGCAGAATCTATAAAAAGATTGAGAGAAGAAAATGAACAAAGGATAAATTTATTAAAGGCTCAGGGTAAAGAAACAGATGCACTTCAGGTTGAGCAGTTAAAAAAAGAGCTTGAGATATTAGAAGCTAAAAAATTCAACGATGATTTAGAAAGGTCAAGAATAGATATTACAAAGGAACAAAGAGCAGAAAATGAAAAAACATATCAGGAAACTATAGACCAGATTAAAAAAACTCAAAATGCCATAGAGATTTTAAATGCTCAGATAAAAACAAAGGAGAGAGACGAGACTGGAGAGTTTGTAAAAGATATAGCAGAAGCAAATCAGGAATTACATGATAAAAATGTAGAGGCGGCTAAAAAGTCAGCAGAAAAAAGAAAAAAGATAGCAGACGACTTAAAGGATCACGAAGGAAAACAAATAAGAGAGCAACTGGACGAAGAACAAAAAGCAGCAGATGAAAGATTGAGGCAGGCAAAAGAATTAGCAGATTTAATAAGAAAGTACGATCTAGAGTCTCAGCAAGGATTTCTTCATGCAGTACAAACAATGAAGGACGATGAGTTAGCAGAGTATCAAAAACACATCGAAGATTTAAAATTCTTAGTTGATGAATCATTGTCTTTTATAGACGGTATTGAAGAGGGTTACTTCCAAACAAGGATGCAACGTTTAGATTTGGAATTGGATTTAAAAAAACAGGCTATAGAAAGCCAAAACGAAACAGATCAGAACATTTTAAAGAATCAATTAGATAAGGGTTTAATATCAGAACAGCAATACAGAGATAAAAAGTATCAAATGGATGCAGAGTTCCAAAAGAGACAGTTGGAACTAAGAAGAAAGCAAGCACAGGAGGAAAGAAAGATAAAGACAATAGAGCTATCCGTAGATTATGCAAAAACAATAGCTGAAATATGGCTACAGGCGTTAGCCTCTGCTGATTCTGTCGCTACGTTTGGGCTTTCTGGTACAACTAAAGCATTAATAAGTACGGGCATTGCATCCGGCAACTACCTAGCCCAATTAGGATTTATGAATGCTCAGAAGTTTTCAAAGGGAGGTTTAGTAGTTGGAAGCGGTAGTTCAACATCAGACAGCATACCAATGTTTGCGAGCAATGGAGAATCTATGAATAATGCAAAGACTACAGGAATGTTCTACAATGAACTGTCCGCTATGAATGTTGCCGGAGGAGGAGTTCCATTTCCTAATGCACAACCTCCTTCATTTGATTTTATTTCAAATTCAATTACAAAACAAGACCTTGCTATTATGGTTCAGGCAATTAATGACAAAAGAGTTTATATAGTTGAAAGTGAAATAAGAGGAGCGCATAAGAAAGCTGAAATATTTGAACGAAACAACGAGTTCTAATGCAAGTAAATAAAAATATATGTGAAACGTTAAAATCTCATCTCATAAAAACAATGAGCATAGATACAAACGCACAAAATGCAATTGATTACTTATTTGTAACAGGAATATTTGACAAGAAACAAGTATTAAGGGCGTTGGTTAAGATAAGATATAGGGAGCTAAGAAAAAATAATTCTCACCGATCATCCGTACTTGATTGCGCCATTGAATACGGAGTGTCTGAATCAATGATAGAGAAGTGCATTTACAAACGTAAAGATATAAAGCTTTAGCATTTATTGCCAAAACGTAAGTCACTCACACAACACTTTATAAGGAATTTTGTTGAAAGGATATTTCTTTCATGCAAAAAAACTTCTCAATAAAAAATCTTTCAGATGGCGCAGCAGAGATTAAAATCTTTGGTGAGATCGGTGAGGGTTGGTTTGGAGATGGTGTTACGCTTGATAGCGTAAAAACACAATTAGAAGGCATTAAAGCTAAAAAGATCAATGTTCTTATTTCTTCTTTGGGAGGCGATGTTAATCACGCCTTAGCAATACACGACATTCTTAAAATGAGTAACGCAGAGATCACTACAGAGATAGTTGGTGCTACTGCTTCCTCTGGCACAATCATAGCTATGGCCGGAAAAGAAAGAAAGATGAGCAATAACGCTCTATTTCTTAGCCACAATGCTTGGATGCTTGCCGTAGGTAATGCAGATCAATTAAGAAAGCAAGCAGATGATCTTGACGCTTTTAATGATAGAATAATAAACATATACCAAAAAGTTACCGGGAAGAGCAGAGAGCAGGTTAAAGCATTGATGGATGAAGAAAAATGGATTGATGCGGATAATGCAAAAGACTTTGGTTTTGTTACGGAAACATTCGAGCCGGTAAAAGCGGCAGCGTGCATTGACTTTAATGCCATTAACGCAAGTAAGCTACCTAAAGTACCAGAAAATATAATTAAAAAAATAAACGCAATGAAAGAATCAAAAGATGAACAGTCTCTTGTAGAAAAAATAGTTAATGCAGTTAAGAATGTATTACCTAAAAAAGAGGAAGGAAAAGAAATCAAAGAAGTATCTGACGAGCAAATCCAAAATCTTGTAAAAGCAGAGATTGAAAAATTGAAGAATGATGAAGATAAATCTAATCAGAAAACGATTGAAGATAAGGATAAAGAAATAAAAAATCTTTCTGACAAAATAAAAGATTTGAATACGAAGAATCAGGAATTAGAAGTTAAAATAAATGCTTCTGCTGCTGGTGAGACTATGGTAAGTTCCGGTAAAGACCCTGATATAAGCGATAAAAAAGTAGAAAAAACAGAAAGTCAAAAAATACTTGCAAGCATCCTTTCAGATGTTTCAGATGCTGAAAAATTAATGTACTCAAAGTAAAAATAACATAATACAAAAATGGCAAACTTAATCACACATTCGCTTTCTTTTTCTAAAGAATCTATCAATGAGTACTTCTTAAAACCAGTCTTCATTGAAAACGAAATTAGAGACATTATAACTGTTAGAACAGATATAAAAACAGGTGAAAAACTTGATTTTATTGGAAAACTAACAAAGATTACTAAGGCGTATGCTCAAGGTACTTCATTCACTTCAGCTACGGGTGTTACAATTACTCAAAAAGAGATCACCACCAAAGGAATGAAAGCAGAAGCGTACCAAAATGGTAAAGCATTCCTTAATTATGTTAAACAAGCTGCATTAAAAGCAGGCGTAAATGAAAATAATATTTCGGGTACGATCTTTGAAAAGATTGTAATGGATGTTTTTGTTAATGGACTAAGAAGTGACTTTCAAAGGCAAGTTTGTTTAAATAACACATTGTCAGAAACGCTAAGTTCTGGACTACCTACAGGAGTTGCAAATCCTGATTATTCAGTATATGAAGGATTCTGGCCGAGATTCATAAAAGATGTTGTTGCAAGTACTATACCATCCGGTCAAAGGGTGACTATAAATAACTCTGCTGTTGCACAGGTAGCAACACATACTTTAACAGGTACATCTGGAACTGCAAATATTGCAATAAACGGAGTAAACTACTTAGCAACTTTCACAACAGACCTTACAACATCGGCAGCAAATTTTGTTACATCACATGCAGCAGCTCTATTGCTCAGGGGAATTGTTGCAACATCTTCTGGTGTTACAGTAATTCTTACAGCATCAATAGCTGGCGTGGCATTCACCACTACAGCAGCTGCAAACGTTTCTGGAAACTTAGCAGGCTCTTTAGCTGCAACTACTGCAAATACAGCCCCGGCAGCACTTGGAACAGATGAAGCGGCAGATGTGTTCTCATCAATGGTTAAGGCGGCTACAAATGAATTAATATCAATGGATGGTTGTTACATAGCATGTACTCGATCCATGATTGAAAATTATAAATCAACTCTACGCGCATTGAACGGAAGTGAATCGGCAGTAGAAATGATGCTTAACGGAAGGAAGGTGCTTTCATTCGATGGTTATCCACTTATAGTTAGAAAAGATTGGGACACTCATTTAGCTGCGGATTTCCCCGGTCAATATCCTCACAGAGCTTGGATGTCCGTAAAAGAAAATTTGATTTTCGGAACTGATGGGGCAAGCGATGATAATTCTGTAGAAGTATTCTACGATCAGGTTTCTCAAAATAACATTTTCAGAGCAGAATATAAAGCAGGAACACAATACATTCATCCTGAATTGCTCGTATTGGCTTACTAAACAAAAGCAGTAAAAAATAAAAAAGGAAATAAAAAATAAACTTTCGATAAAAAACATGTTGCGATGGGATTAACAGCAGGATTTACTAAGGTATGCCAGTCAAATTCAGGGGGGGCGGTTCGCGTATGGATTGCAAACGTTGCAGACGTTGCTTCTTTTACGATTAATGCAGGTACGGGAGCGTATAGCGCATGTACAATGCAATCCGGAAAGGTGTTCTACAAATTTGAGTTTGAGCAAGACAGTGCATTTTTTAAATGGATACCTGCTATGTCAGATAGTGGAAGCTTTTCTATAGATAAATCCGTTGAGTTCTATCTTAAATACATCACTCAAACACACAGGAATGCACTACAAGATATTGCAGATGCATCAGCATGCGGAATGATTGTGATAGTTGAAGATGGTAATGGACAAAAATGGGTTCATGGATATAGTGAAAAATTCATACTAGACAGACCTATGAAATTAAGAGGAGGAGAATCTAATAGCGGTAAAGTATTCTCAGACCCCAATGGAAGCAATGTAATTCTTGGAGTTATAGATAACGAATACCCACGTCAATACACAGGTACAGTACCAGTTTAATAAATAAAAAATATAAAATGGCAGCAGTAAGTAAATCATACGGAGTTGGAGATACAGTATATGTGTTTTATAAAAATTCACCTACATACGGTACTGCTCCTCAATCAAGAGTTGTAAAAAATGTTAATGTTAGTGATGCAAGCAGCACTGCTATTGTAGAATTTACGAATGGCGATCCGGTAACAGATGGAGCAAGTTCGGCTCAGCGCGTATTCACTACACAAGCTCTGTGTGCTAAAAAAATAATTGATGATGTTATTGCAGACTATGCGGCTTGTGCGCTGTTAGATACAGGAAGCACTTCTGGAGCATCAACAGCATCTCAGCCAGTAACAGGTCTAATACGTAAATCATAATGGCTTACAAATATATTTTAAACCCATCTTCTAAGGGAGATGCCTATACATCTAAAGGAAAGTTCAGACTTGATGCGAGCCTTACCCAAGATGATCTAAAGCATTTGTATGAAGATGCAGGATTAATTCAAAATGTTTTAAAGGTTGAGGTAGAAGAAGTAAAGGCAAAGAAAAAATTACCCCCAAATACGGGGGAATAAAAACAGAAAAGCCCGAAGCAATTCGGGTTTTTTTTGATACCAGTTAAATAATGTTTTGTTCTTAACAAGGAAATAACAGGAAAGTAACAATGGCGTTTCAAAAGGGTGTAAGTGGAAATAATGATGGCAGACCAAAAAAGGTAGTTGCCGGAGATACCCTTGCTCATGGCATATTTAATTTAACCTCACCAGATGTTCATGTAGAA